GCTCCAAGGATTCGGTCAGGGCTACCTTGAACTCGCAGTACTTGTCACCGGGAATCTTGATGAGGCTGTCCAGTGCAGGCTTAATGAACGCGAACTTCTCAGGGATTGCTGTGCCATCCCGCACGTAAAACTCCGCAGCGGAGTGGACCTCTTTGCCGTACAGGGCGGCTTCACCTTCTGGCTCCTTGACGTCTTTGGCCACCTTGGCGTGGTAAAACTTCTTGGGGCAAGTCGTGAAGGTCTTCAGGCTGCTGAAGCTCCATGCTGGGATGGTGGGCATTTGGTTCCTTAGCAATCACCGTAACTGTCACCCATGCCGCTTTCGCAGTTGACAGGCAACCCTTCGGCCCACGCAGGAACCCAACGCATGCAGGTTTCCACATAAGCCCGTGCTTCATCGGCTTCTTCCCGCCTCGCAACGATACCAATAGCATCATGCACGGTAAGGACAACCTTATACCGTTTGGCGATTTTCAGCATTTGTTCACCGATGATACACCTCGCCACGGCCTGTGTGAAGTTCTCAACGACCTTTCCACCATAAATTTTGTTGGGTCCGGTGCGGGTTGTATATACAAACTGCCGTTTGCCCTCGTTGTCGGCAACCTCGCGGATGCCGTTGTAGTAAATGTACAGGCCGTTGGGCAGGAGGATGCCCTTGTCGTCCACAGTGAGCAGGCCGTTGCGCCCCAGCTTCATGGTCTGGCCGCGCACCATGCACCTCAAGGCTTCTTGCGAGTCCCGCCAAAGCTGCGGGATGCTTGAATAGCGCGAACGATAGACCGAAATAATGCGTGCACACTCCTCGGTGGACAAGTCAGTACCAAACGTCTTGAGCTGAGCTTGAAACTTCGGACCACCCATACCGTACCCTGCGCCGAGAATCGTAGTCTTACCCACGAATCTCTCCTCTTTTGTAATCTCTTCTTCAGCCTTGCCGTATATAGCCGCTGCCATGATTTTGTAAACATCTTCGCCCCTTGCAAAGGATTCCACCAAGTCATCCTGTTCAGACTCCCACGCCAGCGTGCGGGCTTCGATCTGCGAAGAGTCTGCGTCGATGAACACGTAGCCCTCGGGGGCGAGGATCGCCTTCTTGAGCTTGCCTGCGTTGGGGCCACGGCTTGGCAGGTTCTGCAGGTTCACAGAGTCCGACCCACCCCAGCGCCCAGTGTGGGCAGCGTAATACTTGAGCGGCACAGGGAACACCCCGTTGCGCCTGCCGATGTTGATGAACCGTTGGGTGCGGGTTTCCTCCAGCGTGGATTTAGTACCCAGACGCGCAGCGCATAGCGCCTGTACACGCACGTCCTCATGCTGCGCTAGGGCTTTGAACGCCTCATCGCTCTTGGCAAACGCGTAGGTTTCCTTGCCCGTGGCCATGCTGATCTTCATCGGGATGGTCGGCACCACGCGCTTGCCTTCTTCATCGACCAGCGCTTCAAGGATGGCCGCGAACTTGGGGTTACTCATCAACTCCGTGCGGATGCCCGCACGGGTTTCTTCATCCCCGAGGATTTGCTGCAGTGCCAAGTCCTTACGACCGATCGCGCTCAGCGCATTGACCAGATGCCCTTGCTTTTGCGCAGCGGTGTCTTCAAGGTGCAGCTCCAACGCACGGTCATCCAGCCTGAGTACGGGTTCCACGTACATCTTCAGCGTCAGGTCGATCAGCTTGAGTTCAATCGGTGGGAAGCCCGCAGCCATCATCTTGTGGAAAATGGTGTGCGTCAGCTCCACGTCGTTTTTGCAGTACTCGCCGTATTCGCGCAACTGGGAGGGAGAGAACTGGTGGCGTCGTTTGCCCTTGGCATCCAGAACTTCGGTTCCTTTGACGCCTGCACCGTACCGCTCGGCCATCGCCTTGAGGGAACCCCCAGCTTCAACGCCATGCAGGGCGCGGCCCATCGACAGGGTGTCCAGCCAGCCTTTGGGTTTGACCCTGTACTTCCACGACAGGATGGCCCCATCGAACATGGTGTTGTGCGCCAGCACAAACGCGTCGTCCCACGGCAGGGTGTTCAATACGTTTTGTATGTGATCCTGCGAACCCGCCCTCCAAACCGCAGGCTCATTGTCGATCTTGTACGCAAAGCCAATAGCTTCAAAGCGGTCGTCGTTCACATACTCTTCGGTGCTGAGCTTGGTAAGACTGTAGTCCGTGTCGTAGAAGGTTTCAAAGTCGATGGTGATCAGTTTAGCCACGCTTGAACCCCTGCATTCTGGCTTCGAGCGCATCTTCTATCTGCGACCGCAGTTGAGGGTTGGAGTTTACGGTGTTCATACCTGTGGCATTCCTATACGCTTCATCGAAGCTCGCGTTTAATTGCGCAGTAGCAGTTTGCATAAGTACCGATTTGGAGATCACACCCCCACTCAGTGCAGTGCCCGTTGCAGTGCTGTATTGTGCGCCGGGCATAGTATCCTTCCATCCCGATTTCGGTTCTTGACCTGCCAGTATGCTTTTGAGCATGCTCTTGTACTCGCGGTCTCGGTAAATTTCGCGGTACTTTGCAAGCATCAGGTCAACTTCAAACTGATCGTACGCCCACATAACATTGCGGTCGGGTACAGAACTGTTTCCGGTGTAAGCCCCAGCGTAACGCTCCAACGCTTCGCACAGTGCGTTCCACCGCCCATAGTGTTCAAACTCTTCAGGGTTGCTGTCCATACGCTGCAGCACCAACTTTACAAAATCACATGGCTCTCGTGTCATGTTGTCCATAGCAGTAGCCTTCCTTCCATTTCTTCCAAGTTGTCTTCACGGGCCACGAATGTGAACCCGCCCGAGTCTTTGATCAATTGCAGCTCACGCTCTTGCAGGGTAGTGGTCTTGCCCTTGCCAGCCTTGCATTCGATGGCGATGAACCGCCCGTTGTAGCAACCGATGATGTCGGGAATACCTGAGCGCCCAAGCCCCATGCCCGGAGGCATGAAGTGGTAGATGCCCAAGCGATCCAGCACCTTGCGAACCGCAGCTTTTACCGCCGCTTCTGGAGTTCTTGCCATACTTGTCCTTTAATAAATGTGTTGTGTTGTTTCCACCGCCAGTGCGCCAGCGCTTTGCTTATGCCCACATGCCGAGCACACTCCACAAGCGTGCCGGTAAACGTGCCGTCGGTGTAGAGCCGGGTGGTGCTCTTGTTTTTTTGCTGTTCGCTGCGCGTACTCCAGCAACAGTTGCCGGGGCTATAGCCCTTGTTGTTATTGCGTCGTTCAAGGGAGTGTTGGGGGCTTGGGCGCGGCCCAATATCGGCAATAAACGCGGCATAGTTGTGCCATCGTTTACAGACTTTAATACCCCGCGCGCCGTAGTAGTGGTACGCTTGGTTGCTCGGGTTGTTACACCGCGCCATCATTGACCGCCATACATAGTGTTCAGGGCGTTCTTTGCCCCCAAGATAGCCGCCGTGTTTAGTTCTTGCGGCAGCCCATGCAGCTTTTTGTTCAGGCGACATAAACTTCTCCGTTGTTCAGGAGTTATCACTTTACCATGTTTCAGGTGTTTGGGCCATTGCTCTCTCCTGCGGGTTCGTATGTCATTTCAAAGATGTCAGGCTTGCACGGGTAGTGCTCACCCTTCACGCCAGTGATGATCCAGTCGCCGGGACACACAATGTGATCGCCTTCCAGCGTGTCAATCCATCCGTGATGGTGCATGATGTCGCCGCAGTGTTTGCACCTCGTCATTCCAGCAACACCGGGGTCGCGGTAATAGCGCACCACCTTACCCTCTGAAAGAAAAGGCTCGAACTGGGTTGTAGAGTTTGGATCAGGATGCACCATCTCGCAGGCATCCAACGGATGATCGCCGTTCTCAAACCACTGCGAGGCCTCGATGACTACGGGCTTCTTTTTGAACTTAGCCACGCTGCACCTCCGCGAGTTTGACTGCGTAGTGGCGTGCCTTGCCTGCGTCATCGCTGCCGTCCTTGCGACCAGCACGCAGGCTGTACTTGATGATGTTGCCTTTGAGGAACCCTACGAACTCCTCGTGCGTCAGCACGGCTTCCATGATGTGCCAAGGCTGGATCGGCATGTCCTTGTAGTGGTTTCCGCTGACCTGCATGTCATCTGCTGAGGTGCCGTTGATGCCTTTGTTCAAGCGACTTGTCTTTATCATTTGCTGCAGCTCCTGCTCTTCTTCGGGGGTGAGGGTTGGTGGGAGGTCGGGGAACAGTTCCATCTGCGCGGAGTTTGGGATCGGTTTCATTTCAGTTTCTCCTTCGTTTGGTTTCAGGTGGGGGGCAATTTTCTGGTGGCACAACTACGCACCATATGGCGCTTGGTCTTCCTACGCCGCCAAACTTGGTCCAGCGGTCGATGTAGGCGTCAGGCATTGTGCACA